CTGTATTTCTATCTATAACTTCTAAAGTAATAGAATTATTAGCTATTAAGTCTAAAAGATTTTTTGAATTTTTATCAAGGCTAGTATTAAATCCTTTTAGGTCTTTATATACTTTTTCTTTAATAGACTTAAAAGATATTTCTCCAGGAGAAGCTCTATCTAAAAGTGCATCATAGTAATCTGCTGCTGTAGCTGTTGTATAAGTACCAAAAGTTAGTAAAGCCACTCCTGCTTTTATAGCAAAGTCTTCAATATTTAATCCTAATATTGCTACATCTTTAGGAGATATTTCCATTGCCTTTGATAATGCATCTTTTGTTTTATTTATATTACCAAAAGTAAAGGCATCCGAAAGTTTATTAATAAGAGTAACTGACTCTTCATCAGGAACTTCTGGTATAGAAAGTTTAATTTTTTCTATATTTTTTTCTTTTATTTCTTTTTGTTTTATTTCAATAGGAATTAGTTGGTTTACACTAATATTTTCTATGTCATCTTTTAATGTCTTTATTTTATTAACTTTACTAGCAGCATTACTTTCTGTATTTACTTTATCTAAAACTTCTATAGCTGCTTTTTGTATTTCATTATTTTCTGGAATATCTATTGGTACAAGGGTTTTAATACTTGATTGATATTTTGTTTTTAAATCTGAAGATATATATCCACCAGTAGCATATAATTCAAGAGCATTCTTTTTTTCTTGTTTATCTATATCAGGATCAGAAATAATACTATTTACAATGCTTTTGTTTTGTATATTTTGATCTTCTTTATATTTATTAATTGCTAAATCTTCAAGAGGAGAGGAGCCTTCGTTTAATAGTTGTGCTTTAGTTTCTGTGTAGGTTACTTCAGGATCAGCATCTGTAGCTGCTGCTGTATAAAAAGCTTTATTAGATGCGTCACTATCACTAAAAACAAACTTAGCAGCAGTTTCTTCTGGTAATTCTAAATTTTCTTGAAATATAAGAGCCATGTATGTCCTAAGCTATTGGAGTTAAAGTTCTAGAATAAAGACCTCCGTCTCCTCCAGAAATTGTTTTAAAGATATTCATTCCAGCAGTTGTAATATTCCCTGCTCCTGAAGCAAATCCTTGAGCAGTACTTCTATCAGTTCCAGCTTGACCAATTATATTAGCTTGGGTTGATAAGTCTGCAGCAAAACCTCTTGAAACATTTAAATCTCCAATTACTGAAGCATAATCAGTGTTTAGAGCTCCTTGAGTTCCAACATAACTAGAAGTTCCTGTAGTACTAAATCCAGAATTAGCAACTAAGTTTCTACCTTGCATAATCATTTTTTGTTGATTTTTAGCATTAGCTACATTTCTTGCATTTACTTCTGATATTCTTTGTCTAGTTTTATTTTCTTCTACTTTTGCATCAGCAATTACTTGATTATAACTAGCAGCTTCAGTTGCGTATTTATTTTGTTGAAACATACCTCCAGATTGCAGAGCAAAACTTCCTGTTGAAAAAGGATTAGCTTTTACATAATTAAATGCTGAAGAGGCTAGTTTACCTGCAAAGCTAGTTCCAAAAGCACTAGAAGCAGTTCCTATTCCTCCTGCTGTAGTAAATGCATAGCCAGCAGGACCAGCAGCCGTAGCCGCAGGTCCCATAAGATAAGCTCCTCCATAGTAAGCAGCTGCTGCTACTACTGCTACCTTTGCTATTGTTTTAACTGCCTTTCCCATTTTATAACTCCTTTTTTGTTAATATTTGTTCTACACCATCTGTTGTTGTTACCATAAGTCCTGTTGGATTAAGTCCAAACATTTGATTAAATTTTACAGCTTTTTTATTATCACATAATCCATAAAATTCTTTAATCCCAGCCTTTTTAATTTCAGGTATAATTACATTATCCCAAATCTTTCTATATCTTTTATAAGTAGAAACTTTCCAATCTTCCATTTCCATATGCATAAGATAAATATTAAGGTCTTCATTATAAGACATACCTACAAAAGTTTTAGTTTTTTCTTTATATAAATATTCTATATCCATTTATGCTTTTGTTAGTGCTGTAGCTTGAACTGTCCACCCTAAAAGTTGCATATCTTTACCTACTTCTGATTGTATTTTTAAACTTAATGTTTTTCCAGAACCTCTTAATTTATTTTTAGTTGTTATAACAGCTGCTCCATTATCAAATGTATCTGATGCTCCTGAAGGTGTATATAAACGAAGGAGTCTATAAGCTTGAAACTCAGCTCCCCATTTTCCACTATTTGCAGAATTAGCCCAGTTCCATTGTGACTGTACTAAACATGATGACTGGTTATCTAAAATAAAACTAGATCCACTAGCTGAGAACCCGTCTTCTGTTTTATTAAAGTAAAAGAATATGTAAGGTACTTGTTTACGTTTTGTAGAATCTTTAAATAATTCATACCCCGTAACTAAATAACTTGAGTAGTTAACTCCTCCTCCAGCACCACCAGCTGTAACCCAGTCTTTAAAGGTAGTATTTTTATATAATGAAACTGTAAACTGTGTACCTTTAAAAGTTAAAAACCTAAACCCAGATGTTCTATTTACTTGTATATCTTCTGTAACAATAACTGAAGTACCCGCAGTATTAATAACAGCATTACCATCAGTTACTTCTACACCTGTTGCTGTTGAAGATACTGCATATCCTGGAATATCTATATAAGCAGTTACCCAAGGAGAGTCAGAAGACAACTTTTCAATTTTTTGAGGGTACCATGCTTTTAAGGATAAGTCTAAAACTAATTCTTTATTATAATCATTAATATAATTTGCAGTACTATAAGCATCTGTATCATTATATAACCACCTTAATCTATTTTCTTTTTCATCATAAAAACCTTTACAATTATTTTTACCTAAATCAGGAATACCAATAAAAAACTTTTGTATAGAGCCTAATGAAATAGATTCAGCTTTAAATCGTCCTGATGTAGAATCAGGAGCTAATTGATATATACCTGCTTTTGACCAATAAATATAGTTTCCATTAACATTAACTATAGACTCACCATTTGATACACCATTTGTAGATATCTTATTTAATTGGAAAGAGTTAGCATTAAACCCTCCAGTATCTCCATAGATCTCCCACACGCCATTTTCTGCAAAAACTAATAGTGACTGTTGAGAAGAAGCTAATTTAACAATCTGAGTAATCTCAGGTATTTGTATAGTTCCACCATCACTTGCAACTAAAGCATTAACTCCTGGTGCAGTAGGGTCGGAAGCTTGATGAGCTTTACCTAGTTGATCATCTGTTGTTACAACTTGTGTAAAAAAGATATAGCCCGAATAATTAGGAGATATAGCATCTCCACCAGTAACATCAGAAGCTACTCCTGAATAAAATACTCGTTGAGCATAAGAAGCAACAGTCGTAAGATTACCCTGCTCTAAATCATTAGGTAAAGAGAGACCTGTTAAAGTACTTCTTTGAGATCCTCTAATAAAAGCATCAATTACATTACTGCCCCTACTTACGAAGTATTGTGAAGTAGAGTTTTTAAGTAATGTTTCTGGATCATATTTTTCATAATCCTCATCAGCAGCATTACTTATTTTACCAAAAGTCCAAGAGTCACCATTACTAGGATATAATCCAAGTTCTGTATGTGTAAAATCAATTGCATCTGGTGTTCCTGACGCAGCTGCAGAAACAATAGTTGAATTCCACCCTTGGTTTCTAAGGTTATATCTATGAGCAGCAGAAATACTAGACGGTCTTTCTGAGATAGTTAAACCATCATCAACTCCCCAAATATCCCTTACATAAATATCAATTGTTGATTGAGTAACTGCTCCAGTAGCTTTATTATAGGCTAATAAAATGGGCTGTTCTAATTGAGAACCAACAATAATCATTTTATTATTAATAATAGCTGTTTCTAGTTTACCATTAGAAACTCCACTAAGACTTATAAAATTACCACTGTTTAAAAAATTATCACTTGGATTAGCAGATAATAAATTAATAAACCAGAGTTTTTCATTTGACCTTACTACACCAATAGCTACACTAGCATCACCAGCAGGTGAATCCCATTTAAATAAATCTTGTCTTCCAGAAGCTAACTGACTAGCTGATTGTCCTGTAGATTTTAAAGCATAGAGATTTTCATAGTCAATCCCTAGTCTCCTTGAACGTGAACCATCTCTATTAAGAACAAAGTTTTGTTCATCAATAGAAGCATTATCAGGAAAAGTAAGAGGACTCGCCTCTGTAATTAACCCTTTAACAAAGGTATTATATGGTTTTTCAAGGCTTGTTGCCATTTAAATTTCCTGAGATTTTTTAGCTTGCTTTGCGTAATATTTTTCTTTAGCTGTTTCTTCTATTTTGTTTTCTTTTAAATTTGCTAAATAAGATAATACTGCTGTATCTACTAAATTTAAAGAGGTATACATACCTGATAGTTCTTGAGGTAACTCTCCACCACCAGACCATTGTAATTTATAATGTGCTGTTCCTGGATGTATACGAGCTTCAAGTTCTTTAGTTCCTTTAGTTTTATAACTTCTTATTATATTTTTATCCATAGTTTTTTGATTTACCTTTAGTTTTTTTAACTACTTTTTTTTTCTTTTTTACTACTGGTGATTTATATTTCATTTTCTTTTTTTCCCCATATTGTTGAGCATTTATAAATGCAGATGTATTACCAGTGTTTGCCATATTATTTCCTAGTAATTAGGTTTTTTATTTGTAGAACCATGTCTACCATAGTTTGGATAAGAGATTCCATTCTTTAGTCTCCAAGCATCTTGACTCATTCTACGTCTTTGGGAAGTAGCTGTCTGCTCTGCTTTAGGATTAGCCATTTGTTTAAGTACAACAAAAGCTGTTGACTTAGCTTCAGCTAATAAATAACTAAATAGTTGCACAGGAATATCTGGAATAAATGTATCCGATAGTGTAAAGGCTACTGAACGTTTACCCCAACATTGTGTTTTACTATTTTGTAAATTAGTTTCTAAAGAAGATAAATAAGAATCAAATACTAAAGACTCATCATCAAAAGAGGTAAAGCACTGAGGTTGTTTATTTTTAAATACATTTATACTTATTCCTGTAGAGTCAGTTACAACTTTAATATTAGTATCTGTGCTATCTCTTTGATCAACAATTTGCATAAAGTCTTCAGGTGTTTTATAAACTACAGATTTATATAAATCTTTATCTCCAGCTAGTTTTTTAGTATTATATTTAATCCATTTTAAATCTACAACTGTATCAGGAAGAGTCATATGCGTAGGTCTATCTGATGTACCACTTGTATTCATTCTGAATAATTCATATAAAAAGGGATAGTCTGTACCATCAACAATATTATAGTAAGAGGTTTTAATTATTTGAGCTACTTGTAAAGACTCTGGTGTAGTATTAATTGAATTTACTTCGTCTGAATCCATATCAGATAAAATATCTTGTGTCATTTCAAGTAATGTCATTTTAGCCATAATTTATCCTATGTAGCAGTTAATGTTAAACCTACTTTTTGAAATATCATATCACCAGATGCTCCTGTATTTTGAGCATAGATTTCAAAGTAGTCGTCAGTAGCAGCGTTATAAAAACATGAACCTGCAGCTTGGTGTAGGTCAGCTGTAACAGAAGTTACTAATACTTGAGAACCAGCAATAACAGTACCATTTCTATGAACTGAAATCATTATATCTCTATCTGCTCCTGAAGCTTGTTTTACAGATACATCAAAGTCAAGCTTAATAACTGCTGTAAGACTTCCAGTATATGTTAGTCTTGCTGATGTTGCTTCAGTAACTAGACTTCCTAGTCCAGAAGCTATAGTTGTTGGTGCTACTTTTGCAGTAGAACCACTATGTGATAAAGTATAAGGAGAACCTATATTATAAAAGTAGAATTTTCCTTTTGGTAAAGCCATCGTGCTTGTAGTCAATATTGACCAAGCTCCTGATGCTGAACCATTCGCTACATAAACTTTATTGGCAGCAGCCGCAGCCACACCTTTGGGCTCATGCAAGTCAGTGCCAGTAATAGTTTTGTGTTGAATCGTCATTTTGTTTCCTTGTTAAATTAGGGGTAAGCCCCGAAAGGCTCACCGAGGTATTACTTATTACACATTTCCATTATAGACATATGTAACTCTTAACTTAGCTGAACCAGCTGTAAATGCGCCAGTTTGAGCTGCTACTGTTACTGAAGCTGCTGATGTACCTACTGTTTTACCAATAAATACACCTGCGCCTGTAATAACAGCACCTTTAGTTAATATCAATGCATTAGTACCCTGAGCTTCGTCTACTAATCCGTTAGGATCTGTAGATGCTCCTACTATACCTGCTTGCATTGTTGGTGTACTTGTTCCAGCCCAAGCTGTAGTAATATAAATTACTGCAGACTTAACCATGGCATTTGCAGGTAGTTTAAATGTCAGTGCAGTAGTTCCTGCAACCGGCAAATTACTATATGAAAAATCCCATTCCGCTGTTTTAAGTAAACCTTCTTTTGAACTTTCTTGACCACCAAATTGCCCATCTGTAGTACGAGGACCATAATGGCTAGCCACATTTCTTTTAGCTCCGACTTCGAATCCCATTATATTCTCCTAGTATGCAGCATGATCAGTAATGATCACACCTAAAGTGTCAAGACGTTGTGCACCAAAGCCATAACGAGTAGTAACTTGATATTTATCAGCTCTTTCCTCATTATCTCTCCAACCTTCTGTCTGCGGAGCACGTCTCCATGCATGCATCAGTGGTTTAGAAGAGTCATCAGCAACACACATAAACACGTTAGCTTTATTACCAACTTCTGAAATATCATCAGCTAAACCATAAGCAGCAGCATTAATATCTTCTGTTACAGTAACTGAGTGTAGGAAGTTAGATGTATAAACATCAAAACCCATAATATTTCTAACAAATTTATGATCTCTTGCAAAACCTTCATTTAGAATACCCTGGAATTGCGGAGTATTATCAACGACTGTTTGTAAAGAGATTAATCCGTTTAAAGTAGCCTCAACAATAGGATCAACAATTGCAATCCTACCACCTGCAGGAACATTAGCTTTATCAAAAGATAACTTCATTGCTACAAAGTCAGATAAAGTAATTTTCCTAGAAGTACCTAACGCACCACCACCAACCCAACGATGTGGGCGACCATTAACTAAGTTAACAGCTCCTGCGGTTTGTGCAGCATTTGCTACATTTAAAAATTTAGTCTCATGGTTTTCACCAAGAGCACGAGTAGATTCCATAGCTCGCATTGACATTAAAGTATCAATTTGAGAACCATCTTCACGTAGGTCATCTGTAACTTTCCATGCATCACCAACGTAGTCAGTAATAGATAGAGTTAAAGTTCCGGTGTCAATGTCATGGAAGTTTAGAGGTGTATCCTCAGCAGCATCTTGTAATGAGACTGTACCAACTGTTTTAACGTTTAAAGTTGTACCAGAACCAAAGTCTGTTACATCTCTCCACATACCTTCAGGTAGTAAATAGTCATGTAAATTATCAAGAATAAACTGCGAATACTGTTGCGATTCAATGAACGCAGTTGTGTTTCCAGTACTAGCCATAATTAATTTTCCTTATAAAATTATGTTTGTTGTTTAATTTTCTCACCTGCAATTTTCCAAGCAGCAGCTAAATCTTTTGTTGTAGCACCCTGTTTTACACGAGCACTCAACTGAGAAGAGTCTCCGACTTGATTTCTAAGCGTTTCTGTATTTATTGAACTAGTAGGCTTAGAGTGTAAAATTTCTCCAGGCTGAGCTAATTCACTAAGTTTTAAAACTAACTTAGGGTTTGTTGCAGCAAGATTGTGTAGTTGTTGTATAGTTAAACCATTTTCTAAAGCCATAGAATTATAAACAGTCTCTGCTTTATTTCCATACTTAGTAGTAAACTTTTCAGATACTAACTGAGCATTTTGCTGATAAACTCTTTCTTTTTCTTTTGACTCTATAGTTTTATTAACAACGTTTTGTAACATATCTTGATTAAATTCAGGTTCCTGATAGGTCGTAACAGGTGGTTGAATTCCAGACTTAATTTCATCTAAAAGTTCCTGAGTAGTTTGTCTCTTAGTCAATTCTTCTTTTACAGCGGCAAGTTCAGACTCTAAAGTCTCAATATGCTTTTGTGCATGAGGTACTGATTTAAGAGCATCTTCTGGGCTCTGGTACTTTTTTCCTTCACCAACTAGTTCTTGAGCCTCGGTCGGAATCTCAAATGCTTTTGGTGTAGTATCTGTTTGTACAGCTTCGTTTGTACTCTGCTCTACGTTTACTTCTTCATTTACTTCTTGTTCCATGTTACTTATCTCCTTGGTCAGGTATTAAATTGTTAAGCTTTAAAAAAGCTTTTTGTAAGCCTAATTGAAAAGCAATGTATTCAGAATGAGCTGGTATATTGAATATTTCTTCATCTACCAACTTTCTTCTTGATAACTCTACTTGTTCATCTAAGTATTCTTTTATTAATCGAAAGGACTCTTGTTTAGTAAGAGCTTTTCCTTCTTTAGTCTTTAAATCTATCATACTATTATTATACCATGTTTATATCTAAAAGTCAAGGACTATTACATAGGAGGACCTTCTTGTGGTAGTTCTTCTGGAGTTCCTGAAGGTAATGGAGATAACTCTTCTTCATCCATTCCTAGTTCTCTACCTTGTTCTTGTAGCATACGATCGTCCATACTAGGAGCAGCAGCGTCTTGTTGAAGTTCTTTTTGTACTTGTTGAACAATTTTTTGTTGTTCACCTTGTTCAAAGAGTCCTACATATTCACCAATAAAGTCATACTTTTCAAAGCCCATATATTCTTCTACCATTTGAGCAATACGTTTACCTGAAATATGAGGTTGTATTATTGCTCCAATTGGGCTATTAAAGACCCCTAGGATGTTCTGTAAGAGCTGCGCTCTCATAGCATAGTGTCTAGCACCAATTGGTCTTAGTTTTCCTCTAGATGATATGTCTTCTTTTGTTATAGACAAGAAATCCATTACTCCAAGATCATCATCCATAACTCTAGTTAATTCTGCAGTATCTATATAATGTCTAGACATTTCTAACATTTTATTTAGGATAGGTTCTAAAAACTCTCTTTCAAACCTATTAACTTTATGTTGAAATATTCTACTAGCTGCATTTTGAAGTTGCTGTACTTCGAAAGCTGTTTTTTCTCCTGGAGTTCTAATTCCCATAGACTCTTTTGGTGAACCTGCCATCTCTTCCATAACTTGAAGTAAAGAAGCAATTTCGTTATTAACTTGAAATGCTGCAGGATTAGGAGGCATAGCTGTTACATCACCATCTTCTGGTATATGTATAGTTTCTTCTGGTCCCCAAGTAAAAGGTTCTACGTCCCCTTTAATTTTTAAAGGTGGGTGTATAGTTAGATCTAAAGCATCTGCTTTAAGGTTTTCTAAATGATCTACTCTATATTGCATACCAACTAAATTATCTAAAGGTCCCATAGCATATAGATTATCTGGACGTTCTCTCCAACCAACATGGTTTTTAGTATCTGTGCCTAACCATGAAGGATTAGTTTCATTTTTTAAAATATAGCTTCTATCAATAATAGTAATTACTTTGTTTTCTTCTAATTCACCCGTAGCTTGGTTATAGTAGTCTCCTTCAAACTCTAGTAATTCTACCATTCCTGATTGATAATACTCTTGCAAAGATCCAAAACCGTCAACTAAAAAGCCTTCAGCTTTATTAATATCCTCTGTTCTAAAAGAACTAATGCTTTGTCTAATGTCTACTACTTTATTAAATATAGCTTCATCATATTTTAAATCAGGACGATACTTGAGATCTTTTTTTAATTCTCCAATAGATTTCATATATCTTGTGAATTTAGGAGCTTCTCTAAAAGAAGGAGCTGTAGGATTAAATACAATATCAAAAGGGGAGATTCTAATTAATTTAGGTCCTCGATAAGTAGTTATAACTTCATCTGAAATTAAATCCGTATGATGCTCATCAACATAAGTTACTTCGCCAAAGGCATTACCATAATCTATATAATCATAAACAAGGCTAGAAATAGTTTCTCTAAATCCAGATTCTCTTAGTTTATTTGACATATAAGCTTGTATAGCTTTTCTTTTATCTTTAGTAGAAGACTCTAAGTCGTATCCTTCCCATTTCATCCAATCATCATTTGGAAATAAAGCATCTAAATAATTAGCATGCAGATTGTCTCTAATCTGAGTAAGCTTAGGAACAGTAGTTTTGTTTTTCCAAGGAAGAGTTGAATTAGAAGTTGTAGTTGTATCAGTTGCAAATAAATAGTTTCTTAACTCTCTCCATTCAACTTCTTTTGAGTTTCTTTGAGTATACCATTGATTATACAACCCAGCTAGAGTTCTAGCCATGCTATCTCTATCTAATAAATCTCTAATTTCTGCTACTTTTCCTGCCATAATTTTTCCTTAATAAGAAACTCCACCAAATCTAGAGTGAGTCATAATGTTTTTACCTAAACTAAAGGCTCCAAACTTTTGTTTTGGAGTAATTGCAATTGCAATTGCGTTTGATAATGCATCTTTTATATCATCATGTGGAGGATGAACCATTACTAATTCTTCTTCTAATGATTGACAATTTCCTCCTTTATAATGCCATACTTGCTTGTTATCATACTTTGGTTCTAATACTGATCCTACACGTTCTTGTTTATCTCCTAAATGTCTTGTAGGTCTAAACTCATCTATAACTAAAGGAATCCCATTAGGTCTAAGATAACTATCTTTTAATTCTTTTACAATTGTTTGTTGTGCTACTGTTATTTCAGCTCGTATTTTTCTAAACCCCCACTTTTCCCAAGCATGGAGTATTTGTTTATAGTAATCTACAATTTTATCTGTTTTAAATCTATTTATATCTAATATATAATAATTACTTTGATGATCTACACCTACTACAACTAAAGCAGTATAATCAGCTTGTTTTCTTAAAGAGAAAGCAAAATCAATAGCAGCATATATATTTAATTTTCTATCTCTTATATACCAGTCCCCTTCTTTATTAACTAAAACATTTCTATCATAGTATTGAAAGTTCTCTGTGTTAATTCTTGCTGTTTCATTAGTATTAGGGTTATTATAATACTGAGCAAAAAACTGTGTTGTATCTATATATTTAGCTTTTATTCTAGCTAACTCTCTAGAGTCAAACCCAAAACTTTTTCCATCTGCTCTAGTTTTTTTAGACCATAAAAATTCTCCATCTGTTTCTACTACTTTTTGAAATAACTCGTAAACTTCTAGTTCTTCAAGTAGTTCACCTTCATCATCATAATGTTGTTCTTTCATATTAATCATAGTATCATATATATCTCTAGGATGATACCTAGTTCCTACAACCCATTCTTGTGCTCCTGGGTTTTCAATAGAAGCAAGTTGTGAATAAGCACTTGCTACTTTTTCTCTACCTTCTGAAGTATAAGCGTTTCCCGGAACAACAATGTCATCGAGTACAACAATATCTGCATGAAACCCAGTTGTATTAGATGTAAGACCAACAGCTTTACATGTAGCATCTCTTATTCCTTCTAGTTTACGTTGAGGGTGATCAACAGCTATTTCAGCTACTGCCCATTTTTCTCGTTTACCTTCTTCTGGATTAATCATATTACTCCAGTATCTATTATAAATTGGTGAATCTATTATTTGTTTAATTGCATATAACTGTTTTTCTGCTAAATCAGCTGTAGCTGATACATAAAGAACAGTAGTTTCAGGATGTTTAGTTATCCACCAAGCAGTCCTGTATGCAGCTAGTTTACTCTTCATATGTCCACGAGGAAGTAATACTAACTGATTATCTTTTGCTTCTTGTCTACCCCACCAAGATACTAGTTCTTCATGAACAGCACCATATAATATATGAGGAGCAACTAATTTAATAAATGTTATAAGGTCACTTTCAGCAGCCTCTCTTATCATATCATTTTTCATCTATGCCTTTTTTCTTCGTTTACCTGAAGCAGTTACATTCCATTTTTTACGAGCAGAACTTGTTTTCTTTTTTGACATAGTTTTCTTTTCAGCAGCTGTCATTTTCTTTGCTACCTTCTTTGGTCTACAAGCTGGATAGCCTCGTTTATCTTTCTTACCACTACGACCACAAGGCTTCCCTGTTTTTATATCTACCCAATCTTCTTTAAACCATTTACCTAGTCCTTCTTTAGCCACGTTTCTTTGCCTTTTTCTTAGAGGCTACACGATTATCTTTACCACTCCAAGTACCACCCTTACTTTTATAATCTTTAGATGCCCATGCATTTGCATAAGCACTAGGATAGACTTTAAATTTTTTCTTTGCTGCTGCTTTTGACCTTGACCATAAAGCAGGATTATTCGGTTTAGGACTTGACATAATTCTCTTTATGATTTCTTATTGTTTTGACAAAAACTTCTTGCAGCTTCTACAGAACCAAATCCCCATACTTTTAAAGCTAATGCTTTTCTAGTTGGTCTGCCTTTAGAATCTTTCATTGGACCTTTCATGCCTGCAAATCTACAAGCAAAAGATACTCTCCTTGGGTTAGTACCAGATTTAACTGGAGCTTTAAGGTTAGAGCCTTGTGCTTTTGCACTAGCTCTACCTTTAGCATTTAAACCCCCTTTAGGATTCTTACCTTCTTTACGAGTCCATGCTGGTGATGCCATTATATTTTACTCCTTATCCAAACCCAAACTCGTCTCTTTAACCAACTTGGAATTTCTTTTAAAGAAGAGGGTCCATGTAAAGTATAAAAGCTTATACAATTATAATATAAATTATACCAATGGCTTTCTAAATACATTTCCCAAACATATAAACCTATAATTATATATACTAAGTATTCCATTATTTCTCCTTATCTGTTAATGCTATTTGTAATTTAATAAGATAAGCTTCTTTACCTGTATTAAGTTGATCTAAATTAAACATAAGTTGTTTAGTTTTTCTTTCTAAATCTCCTATATGTTGAAACAAAACCATTTGTTCTTCAGTTAAGTCTTCTACAAAGTATTCTATTCCGTGTAATTCAAATGGTGTTTTTTTGGTTTTTGCCATTTTTATTTCTCCTTAAAGTTAAGTTTCGTCTGCCCATGTAGCTTCAGGCATTTTAGGTAGGTTTTCTGGGTTTTGTATACTATTGCCAGGGTCTCTATATAAACCTCTAATAATTTCTCTGTACTGTACAAATTCTCTTTTAGACCTTTCTGTTAAAGGAACATCTGAAAGAACTGCCCAGTCTGTTTGCTCAAGCAATACTTTGCATGCTGGAGGTATCTTTGGATTAAATGTATTTGTCATATTTTATTTTTCCTTAAACATTCATAAGTACTTCAGTAGGGCTAATAGCTGTTCCTACGTCTGCAGCACTACCTACAGAGGTATGAGATAGTACACCAGCTAGGTCTGTATATATGCTTGCTTTTGTAGTCAACCCTGTAAATCCTGTAAGTAATCCTTTAATAGCCACCTGTGCTGTCCCTGAAGAAGCAGTAGTATTTGATACACCGACATATCTAAAGGGTGTAGTTCTATAAGAATTAACAGTATAAGTAGCAGCATATTCAGGAGTAGCTCCAATTCCACCTGATAATCTATAGGTATCTCCAGTAAGATATCTTATTGTTTTAACTCCAAAACCTGTATAATTTAATTGAATTCCTAAAACATTATACGAACTATCTAATTCAATATTACTTGTACCCCCTGTACCAAACCAGACAGTTATTTTTTTAGGGTCTGTTCCTTTTAATATTATAGAATGGTAATACCCAAATCCCACAGTAGATAGAGTACTAATCAATGATACTGAATTACCATCTGCTGCTAATGTAAATGTTTTTATAAAATATTGACCAACAGCATTATGATACATCTGTAGTATATGAGTTTGGTCTAAAAAGAATGACCTTCCATCTTGAAAATCAGATGATAAAGTAACATTAGTTACGCCTGCTTGAAGAGCATTTGAAGATATAGTAAGCGCTCTTATTTGATTATTCCCTGCTTGCATTAATCTATTATTTGCTGCATTTACGAAACTATGATTTTTATGTTCACCATAACCAATAGGATCGAATGTAAGACCTTGGTCATAAATTGTTTGCCCTACATCATCACTAGTTTCAGCCCAAGTAGAACCATTAAAATAGTAAGCTGGAAAAGTAAGGCTGCTAATAAGTATTCTTCCTATTACAAACCTTGACCCAAGAATTTTAGCACCTACTTGTCTACCTGTGGCAGAACTATTTTGTCGTTCATTAACTACCTTACTACCTACTACACTTGGTGCGCCATTACTAGCATTAACTACTACAGCAAAAACTTGTTGTATTATATTATTATTACTAACTTGATTTGTATGAGCATACTGTTGAATATGAAAATATTCTGACCCAATTTCCAACCAAGTTTGTTGACCTTGTGCATCAACCTGAACACCACTTAGAGTATTTAATACTGATGTTAAAGGAGTACTATTTTCTACCCAAAGTCCAGACCCATTTACATAAGAACCAAAAATATTCATTGTACTAGTAGTTCCAGACATAGTACTAAAAGTAATTCTAACCTTAGTTAAGCCTGTTCCATAATTTGCTGTATTACTATCTGTTCCACGGTCTACTTTAGTGCCTAGAGTATTAACAGTTGGAAGAACACCTACAGAACCATCATCTGCAACTGAAACTGCTCTATTATTTACTACTGACCCACCTGTAATTGTTCTAGTTATTTTAAGAGTTGTAGGGGAAGAAGATATAGTTTGGAAAGTTGGTACTGCTCCAGCACCTCCTGAAGTTAGTACTTGTCCTGAACTACCTGCTGCTACTTTAGCTGGATTACCTGATGTATCATAAGTAATTAACTCACCATCTGTACCTGGAGCCATTTTAGCTAGGTCTATTGCATCATCAGCTAT